GACCAAAAGGTGATCCTAATAGACAATGTCTTAATCTACATCAATGCGTTGTTGTTGATGACGCGTTTATGAAGCGCTTAAATGATCGCGACAGCGAGGCTATGTCATTGTGGTTAGAAATACTTAAATCACGCGTAGAAACCGGAGAACCATACATTATGTTTAAGGACAATATCAATAAAGATAATCCTTTAGCGTATCGTATGAACAATCTTGATGTTTCAATGACTAACATCTGTACTGAAATTACACTTCATACAGACGAGGAACACTCATTTATCTGTTGTTTGTCTTCACTTAACTTAGCTAAGTACGATGAATGGAAAGACACTGATCTAGTAGAAACATCAGTTTATTTCTTAGATGGTATAATGGAAGAATTTATTGTTAAAACAAACGGTAAAGAATCTATGATTCGTTCACATCGCCATGCTAAGAAAGGTCGTGCTTTAGGATTAGGAGTAATGGGTTGGCATACTTTTTTACAACAAAAGAACCTACCATTCAACTCAATTGCTTCAACAGCTTGGACACACACCATTTTTAGCCAAATCAAAACACAAGCCGAAGCAGCTTCTCGCAAAATGGCAATGGAATATGGTGAGCCATTGTGGTGTAAAGGTACAGGTATGAGAAATACTCACCTGTTAGCAATTGCTCCTACAGTTTCTAACTCACGTATCAATTCATGTTCAGCAGGTATTGAACCACAACCAGCAAACGTTTACGTTTTTAATGGTGCTAAAGGAACATTTATCGTTAAAAACCCAGAACTAGAAACATTACTAGAGAAAAAAGGACATAATGTAAACAAAGTATGGGATCAGATTCTAGCAGATAATGGTTCAGTGCAAAATCTGTCTAATGATATTTTAACTGAAGACGAAAAAGAAGTATTCTTAACATTTCCTGAGGTTAACCAATTAGCACTAGTTCAACAAGCAGCTATTCGCCAACGTTATCTTGATCAAACCCAATCACTTAACCTATCATTTGACCCAACAGATTCACCAAGATGGATTAATCAAGTACATATGGAGGCTTGGAAGCTTGGAATTAAAACACTTTACTATTTACGTACTGATTCAGTAATTAAGGGGGACCTTGGATCTCGCACTGTAGATTGTGTTTCTTGTGATGGATAAAGAAAAATTAATTATAATAAATGGGTATCCTAATACCTTAAGAAAAATTGAAATTGTTGAAAGACAACTTAGTTATCTTAAGAAATTAGGGTATCCTATTTTATTTATTAGTGGTTGTGAAATTCCTTCCTCTATTTTAAATCAAATAGATTATTTTATACTTAATACTAATAATGAACCTTTAGGAAGAGATTTTACATATAATCTTTTCCAATTAAATCATTGGGAAGCTTCTCATACCTTTATAGAGCTTAATAGTCAACTTACAGCAAGTTTTTATCCTAGTTTACCTAATAATATTATAACTGAAAATATTAAATTAGGATTTAATCTAGCTAAAATTTTAGGATACAAATCAGTATTTTATACTGAAGATGATAATATATTCAAGGATAAAGCTATAAATTTTATTCAAGATAAATTAGATCTCCTTAAAACAAATCAACACAGAATTATTACAGTACTAGGTCCTCAAGTTCAAAGTAACTTTATGATGGCTTTTACTACTTTTTTCTTTGCTGATGTAGATTTTTTTCTAGATACTTTTAATCTTCCTACAAAAAAGGAAGATTGGTATAATCCCGAACTTATATCAAAATATTCTTTATATAAAACTTATGAAGGAATATTTTATGATTTATTAAAAGATAAATTAGATTTAGTTTTAAATGTTGAATCTGAATTTGTAGAATTGCATGAACAAGATTGTGTAGAATGGGGTATTATTAATCGTTACCAAAACGAAAAATACTTACTTGATAATTATTGCACAATATTACCTCATGTTAATGGTACTAAACATGTATTTTTATTTAATTGGAGTAGTTATTTAGTAGATGGTTTAAAATCTTATAATATTAAAATATACTTTGATAATAACTTAGTCTATGAACCCTATCTAGCTTCAGCAGGTTGTTGGTTTATCCTCCCAGTTTCAAACGAAATTCAACAAGTAATTTTAGATATTGAAGGGCATGGGCAAACAATATTAGAAACTTCATGGGATACTATTAAATACAACGGTTTATTGCAAAACATCTAATATGTATAATATATAATAAAAAATAAAATAATGGAATTTTTAAAAAAACTTTGGAACTGGTTATTAAGCCAAACTACACTTGATGAACAAATCGAAACTAAAGTAGCTAAGGTAACTAAAGAAGTTACTGAAGTAAAAGCAGCTATTAGTAACGTAATAGATGAAGTTCAAGATGTAGTTGAAGAAGTTAAGCCAAAGAAAAAAGGCCGTAAGCCAAAAGCTTAAAAATTTTTAATATTTTTCGCAAAAAAAGAGAGAGCATTTATTGCTCTCTTTTTATATTTATAATAAAACCCAAATTTATAAATTATGAAACTACCTATCACTTTTGAGCAATTTTCAAAAGATCCTACGAAAGGTCTACTGTTTTTAGTAATTGTTGCAATAGGTTATTTATATGTCGATATTAAATTAAGCAATTCTGATTTAATTGGTAAATATGACGAGCGTGTAGCTGGTCAAGACCAAAAAATTGAGTTATTAACTGAACACGTTCGTAGAAGTGATTCTACACTAGGTTACATGATAAGCAAGGTTGAAATGCTTCAAATCATGAAATGATGGATGTTAAAAAAACTTACATTATAGGTGTAGCAACTATCGTTTTAACTACTACTATAATTTCAGTTACGGCTCAAAAACCAAAAGAGCCTAAAGTTGATGAAGTTGAGTTCCTACTTCAAAAATCACAGGAACAAATGAAACAAGCTACTAAAATAGCTAAGGCTATTGATAAGTCTACTACAGAAAAGGTTGTTGGAATGAAGGAGTCAATCCAGACGTTGCAAGAAGAAAAAATACAACTAACAACCCAATTGTATGAAGTACAAGCTGTCCTGGAAACTACTCCTACCGCTACTCCTTTTGAGCTCGAGTCTGACGGCTCAAACTAAATATCCTTACGAGTTAATTAAAGGTAAAGATACAACTGTGACTATGCTTAAGTCACAGGCTATTTATCTTAACCAAACTATAGCTAAACAAAAGGTCAAAATTAATGAACTCAAAACTGAATACGATTCAGTTAAGACTGAGTATGGTAATTTAGATTCTAATTTTTTCTACTTAGGTGAATATGCTAACCAGCAAAGTACTAAAGTAACTAAGTTAGATTCAATTATACAAAACCAGAAACCTGTAGTTCAAATAGATACTATAGTTAAAGAAATACCTGTACCTATTTTACCACCTGTTAAAGGGTTATCAAGATGGGGGATGGGTTTTTCTGGAGGTTCTTTAAATTCACATAGTGATTTATCTAATATATCTATTGAAAGTATAGAAGGTAGCTCCCAATTTATAAGTTATACATCTGATGATCGTTGGAGTGTTAGAGGTACTTTAACTCAAGGTAATATTAAAGGATCTAGATATTTACCTGTTATAGGTACCCAAAGTTTTAAAGCAACTCTATATTCAGCTGAATTAAATTTAGTTTATAATATCGTATCTGTAAATGGAGAAGGTATATCTATCATTGGTGGTAATGGTTTTGCCCACTCTCACCGTTATTTAACTTCATATAGTAATCCACAATATCCTTTAATGGAAGTAAATGCCGCAGGTGGAGTATGGACAATTTTTACTACTTTAGGAGCCGAGGTTAATATTAATCTAACTAAATCAGTTAAACTTATAGCTGGATCTAAAGTAAATATCTATTCAACTGATGATTTAGATGCCTTAGCTGGATATGGATTAGAAAATGATAATGATATAATACAATATACTTACTTAGGTCTAGCATTTAGATTTAGTAAGTAATATTTATAATAAATGTTTTAGTTAATAGTTGTACTAAATTAACTTTAAAATTAAAATTATGGCGTTTAAAGACATTTTTAAAGACAAAAATGACTACAATGAAAAAACAATTGTAGGATTTATGTCTTTTACAGTAATGAGTATCGCGGCTTTAGCTGACGTTGTAACAGGTATTATGGGTCAAGAACTTGTAATCAGTGATACAATTTTTAACTCATTTGTAATTATAACATTAGGAGCATTTGGTATTGCTGAAACAGGTAAAGCTGTAAGTAATGTTTGGGGTAAGAAAAATAAGTCTAACGAAGAAGAAGAATTAGGTTAATCATGGTACTAAAAAGAGGTGATAATAACGAGATAGTAAAAAAGGTTCAAATCGTTTTAGGTGTTGACCCTGTAGGTAATTTCGGCCCAAAAACTGAAGAAGCAGTTAAAGCATGGCAAAAGAAAAACGGATTACCTGCTGATGGTGTTGTTGGTCCTGCTACATTAGCTAAAATGGGTATTGTAGTTGAAACTAAAGCCCCAGCAGCAGTATCTAAACCTGCAACCGGAACTACTAAATACTCAAAAGATAAAGTTGAAGCTGCTGTTAAAGCTAAAGGCCACAAATGGTTTGATAGTAAAGACTATCATTTAAATATTGTAGGTGTTCGCAACTCAGATACTGGTCAAAAAGTAACAAATGCTTTTGATGATAGACTTACTTTGTCTTATAAAGCAAACGGTGAATGGGTTTACAGAGAATGGATGAACACTACAGACCCAGGTAAAAAAGGTGTTATGGAATATCATAACGCAGCTGGAGTTGCTAGACTAGTAGAAGGTCAGTACATTGATTCCCATATGTTAGGTAAACACCAAGGTAAATACGAGGCTTTAAAACAGGCTAGACCTGTTAAAGTCTATAGAGATCCTAACAGAGATATGACCTATGATGAAACCAAAATTCAAGAAGGTATCTTTGGTATCAACATCCACAAAGCAGGTGCTGATTCTACTTACGTAGAAAACTGGTCTGAAGGATGTCAGGTATTTAAACGCGCAGCAGATTTCGAAGAATTTATGGCTATTGTAAGAAAATCAGCAACAGCTGGTTTTAAGTCATTTACCTACACTCTTATTGAATCTAAAGATATAGTATGATGAAACTTAATCTCCCACTATTGGCTATCACTTCATTTTCTGCTGGTATAACCTTTATGTGTTCCTATTTTATGGAACTAACTATGGCAAATTCTGACCAATATTTAGCTATAGTGGGGGTAATGTTTCTAGATGGTATCTTTGGTATAATTGCTGGCACTAAAAGAGAAGGATTTCAAACACGTAAAGCACTAAATGTATTAAGAAACACATTTGCTTGGTTAATAACTCTAACGGTTATATTGATGGTTGAACAAGGCTTTGCTGGTACAGCTTGGCTAAGTGAAGTAATTATCGTACCTTTTATGGTATTCCAGATCATAAGTGCACTTAAAAATGCATCTATGGCTGGATTTATCAAGGTGGGTTTATTAAACGAAATCCTTGATAGAATAGATAAACATAAAGGTATAAGAGATGAAGAATCTAAAAAATAAAATATTCCCGCTTTTAATAGCATTTTCCGCCCTATCAGTATCTGCTTCAGCCGCTTTCTATTCAGTTAGCGGCC